ATACAAGATTGGCAGCTAATGTCTTATCAGAAGGGGATGGAATTAGATAGTATTGCAAGACCTGCAGTACATAGGGTTATCTTTGTGTAAATTGATTTGTGATATACTCACACAATAGGGGAGTTTCATTTTAACCATAAAATCCTCCTAACACTCTGTAATATAATTGCTCTGCTACTTCTTTAGTGAACCAAGAGTCATTTGAATACGATGAGTTAATTCCCCACCAATAACATCCTGTCCAATACTGATAAAATATCCAACCTCTCCGCACAGCCCACTTGTCTCCATCAGTTACTAATTGTACATTCGTAATACGCGCCCACATTATTTCTTCTCCGATATCTTCCAGTAAGTGGAGCCTATCCCCTCACTAACAACTATTGCATTGTTTAAATCTTCATCATTAAAATCATAAAGAAGATCTAAGCAATCTACAACTTTACGATAATTAACAGATCCTTTCTTAATGACTTTATCAATTTTAAATCCATCGTGTCGAAAACTACTGCCCTTACCGAAAGCTGCTATCTCGTCTTTGAGTTCTTCGGATTGAGCTTTAGCTTTTTTCTCAACTGCTTTGAGTGCCATGTACTTTTTTAATTTCTCTGTTAACTGGTAACTCACACTTCCCCCTTTACATCAGAATAATCTACATCTCTCTTATTACATTTCCTTATAAATTTATATACCCCAGATATATCTAAGCCCTCTAATGCTGCTTGATCTATAATCTTATCGCTCTGGCTTTTAAGGAATTTTGGGATATAAACACGATCCATTACAGCCAGCTGTTGAAACATCCAATCTAATTTATCGCACAAGTGAACCTTATCGATAATGTCTTTATCTTCCTCACCAGTAAATAAATCTAACAACAACCCCTTTATATAATCATTTGAAATTCCAGTTATTACCTTTAATTCTACATCATCTTTAAGTTCTTTAATTTTAGGATATTTTGCAGATAGTGTGGAAGGAATATCTCCTGCATAAGCTTCTGGTATATCATGTAATAATAAATGTCTCACAACTCTACTTGTAATACATTCTCCCCAGTTTAATTGATCTCCCAGTATTAGTGCTAATACGCAAGCACTCCAGCTGTGATCCCCCACCGACTCAGATGAGTTGTCGCTTAAACGAGACAACCGTTTAAATTTCTTCAACGGATCTAAATATAGTGAGTACACCTCTATTATCTCTATCATTGTATCCTCTTATCTTTGTACCAGGGGCCTCTAATATGTTTCATGTAATCCGATATAGATAATTCTATCTTAGCATTCTTAATGCATACTTTACATTTGATCTTAATCGCTCTAACAAGTTGATCTCTTTCTACAGTTTTAATGTCTTTGCACTTTAAACACTCACAATAGTAATATGTTCCTGATTTCTTGGTAAACCTATTTAAGTAAAGAATCTTAAAGCCATTTATTATTTTTCCATTAAAAACTTTAAAAGGCATAACAGTGTCCTCGAAATTAACCTTATTTATACACATGACCACATATACTTTCTATTTCACCTTCTGTAATTTCTCTTGTCTGACCAAAATTAATCTTATCTAAATGTTCAATCAATATTTCTAATGCATCATCGTACTCAACATCTTCTTTCCTAAGATCAAGTGCTGCATAATAAATCTGATCGTGCCTAGATTGTCTACTGTGTACAATGCCTTGTGTAACGAGTAGGGTTACATCAGCACTCATTGATATTGTATTCAACAACTCCTTACTTCCTGCAACACCTCTCTTTGCAACTTCAGGTTCTTCGTACGGAAATCTATTAAGCCACTCAAAGAACACATCATTAGGAATACGAGAACCCAATCTAACAGCTGTTTGTATCCTCTCTTTATCTACTCTTAATACCCCGGGTGTTCTTGTAAAGACGCAAGGTCTGTCCATCTTCGGGTCTGAGCCTAGTACTATGTTGTGCAACCTTTTGAATACACTCTTCCATTCCGCAATATCTGATAGAGGATTTTCTAGGCTTATGACGTAGTGTAGTGACTTCCCACCACTGAAAACGCAAGTTGAATACGGCATTTTTAGATCGAAGATCAGTTGTTGTTGTTGTTGTAGACTTAGGGTATCGCTCTCCAAAATAAAGTTTCTCAAGACTAGTACATTGTCGTTTGATCTTGTCGAGTATTGTTTGAAAGGATTCAAGCTTACCCACAGTAGTTTTTCTCCTATTAATAAAGTATCTTTAAGATAGGTTCTTATATCAGTACATTGCTTATCTGGTGGCATTCCGTCTTTGTAATAACACGGACATATAAATTCTCCATCATCAAATAGAATGTCAAAATATGTCCTCATATCACTCATGGAACAACACCTTTTATTTTTTAACTATTCTTATAGTACCGTATTTTATTTAAAATAACAAGATAAATTTTATGTTAAGATAACAAATAAAATAGTTCTTGATTAATAAATTAAATAGGATTATAATATAGTTATAAACAGGGGGAAGCATCATGAATAAAGTAAACATAGTTCTCATACTATTTACAGCCTTAATCTTATTTGTGACTTATAATGAAGGCAGTCATGAAAATGGTCTAAGAAGTTTAAATAAAATTCAAGTAATGAAAAAGCCCCTCCCAAACAAATAGGAGAGGCTCAAGGAAGGACATAACTATTATTTATTATACATTTTTATTACATTAACTTTGAATAAAGATTTATTAGTCCTAAAATAATTCCCATAGCTACCCCAAGACCTCCCATCGTTGCAATGATTCCACCAAACTTATGAAAATAGATAACAATGGGTTTCATTTCTTTCTCAAGTATATCTGTTCGTTTGATATGATGATTAAGATCATTACGTATAACGGCTATGTTCGTTTTCGTTTCCCCTCTTTCTTTAGCTGCTTCGTCTTGCTTCTCTATTATCTTATCTATCTTTTGGTTGATATCTTTCATTAGTCTTTCTCTCTTAATATCTTTCTCTTTATAAATCTTATCAAATAAAATAACCTGTTTTTAGCCCACGTCAAGAAACCGGAACTAGATAATGCTATTCCTACTAAAAGATTAACAATTGCTGTGATTAGTATTATTCCAAAACCTTCCATTAGCTTACCTTCCTTCCATATAGTATTAAATCTCCTGAAGTGATATCACCTGATGATAGGAGAAATTGTATAGCATCTACGTTAGCAGCTGATTGTCTCGTACCAGAAGCCATATGTATAGTTGCCCTAGCAGCACCCCCCTTAATACCGTCTAATCTAGATGATAACGTAGTGTATATGGCATCATTGGGCGACCATACTGTTATCTCTCCATTAGCTCCCCCTTCATTGGCTACATTACTTAAACCGTTAGCACCGCATAATTTTATCTGAGTATCTGCATTATCATGAACATACGTTTCAGCTGCATTCGTCATCTCTGCGGTAGACCAGTTATAATCACTAGCTCCTGAATCAAATGTAGCCCCAGCATCTGTTGACGTTCTGGCATGTAATAAAACAGCATCTGTGGCGGGTAGTAATTTCCTCGCTACAACCTTGTAATCGTCGAACGTGGTGTCTATCTTAAACGCTATAGTAGTGGTGGTGGCAGCAGTTATTTTTTCAAGCAATACCCACTCACCTTTATTTACAAAATTCCCTACTCCATCCTGGGCTGCGAGAGTTTGAACTGTCCAATCATCTGATGCGCTCATCTGCATTCTTATAGTAAAAATAGGTGTACATGGATTAGTGTCATAATCTGCTACAGTTATAGCTGCCAAGGAGAAAAAGCTCCCTAAGGTATCTGCATCTGCAGAGGCCGGTATTCCTATATTGGCTGCAGACGGACTTAGCTTTGCATCTGGATCTCGACTTAACATTATGGCTACAGTATCCATATTATCATTAGACACTGCATATCCTGTAAACACAATATCATTAGTAGTAGCCACACCTGTAAACATTCCAAACAAATTTCCTATAATATTAGACGACCCTGAATCATCTATAAATGTTTGATTTGCAGACATCTCTATCCATTTTAATTGACTCAATGCATCAGGATCTTGAAATCCAAAATATGCTGGATTTCCATCAGTTACTGTACTCGCACTCAAAGCGTTCCCATTAGCCCCATGAACAGTAAAAGTTCCTGCAGCTAATGAAAATGACACATTATAAGTAAATGGTGCTCCATTGGCTACTGCAGAATTATCAATATTAACTTTATAATTAGTTATCGAGTTCTGGTCATTTATAGGGTTTTTTTGTGTTGGGTTTGTCATAATGTCCTCCTTTTATACTCCTTCCGCTGACCAATTAACCACACCACCAACATCCGCAGGAACTGTATCAAATACTTTCACTGTAAATCCTGTAGTTGATTGCGCTGTTATTATAGGTAAAACAGCTGTTGCGCTTATGGGCGTTATAGTTATTTTTGGTGTTGCATGAAATCTATCTGTAAATGTAAACGAGGTTCCTGATACAGCAATAGTCTTGCTTTCTTGCCTTTCTGATTGCTCGTCTATATCTACTACAAAATCTAATCTTCTAATATAGGCTACCCCTAAAGTGGTATCTAACACTATCCTCCCTCCAAAAAACTGTGAACCTTGTACACTACCTATTGTCCAAGGTTGAAACGTATCAACATTTGTTAACCAATTTCCTGCATACGTTAATCCGTTAGATGTATCAAATGTCAATTTCATCTTCATAAACTGGGCTTCTATCCTTGATCCATCCCACTCCTCAAATCCATCGTACGATCCTGCATTAAGTCTGGTATCTATAGTCAAAACCCCATTGACCGCCCCAGACACAACGCCTGGCCCCAATTGCTCATTCCACGACGAATCAAAAGTAAACGTGCTATCAGAACCTATGTTTATTTCAGGTGCCTCGTATGACCATGATGTAAAGGGATCGTGAATCCAAGTATCAAATAACTGTGCTTCGGTAGCCACACTTGCTAAAATTTGGCTGTCCGGTAATATATTATTATTATGATTTAACACGCAATTAGTAAACGTCCCTAAAGAACTTATATTAACAACAGCTGTTGTTGAGGATGCCGAGGATTGTGAAGAATTCCTGTGCTTCAGTTGGAACTCTGGATCTGCTACACCTTCGGATACTCCTGGCCCTAATTGAGATTCTATTACCGCCCATACCCTGGCATCGTCGTTGAAATCTATATCTATATCCGTGGTAGTAGTGATCTTACATGTGGGGAAGGGGTCAAATATCCATGTACCGAACAGTTGTTCTTCTGTAGCGTCTCCTGCAGTGGTCTGACTATCAGGTATCGCATGACCATTATGATTCACTACAAAGTTCTCTAACGTTTCACCTATAAAATCTGTTATTATATTTGTTTTTATAATTTCATTGTTGTTCCCGATATTAACTGTTTTAACAGTAGCACTTTCTGAGTATACCCCTGAAGTATCTATAGCTTTTATAAAGAATTTCCAGTTTCCGGGTCTTGCATCTATTGTAGCTACACTTTTCCCTGAAGATATCTCTATTAATGGTGTGGCATCCTTCCAGTTAACCCCCCCTACAGGGGCATATCGTATTTCATAACCCTGCAAATCAAAATCACTTACACCCTTCCACACAAAATTAACTACATCCCCATTCTGACCTACGAAAAATCCTGTAACGTCTTCAGGTGGGGCCAGTTTCCCTAACACCGTATGTGACACAGTAGATGTGAAAGCACCTTGAATATCTCTAGAATTTATAGCTCGAATTTTAATCTCATATATCCCTGTCTCTATCAAATCGTTTAAAAACACCTCAACTTGATCTCCCCTAACCCTTGCCCTCATAATAAAATCTGACTCAGCTACAAGTGGAGTGCCAGAGGCCGTCAAAGTATTAATCCTTTTAGCCCAAATTTCAATAAATCCTCCATTGAAAACTAGGTCATCAGATAATGAATCCCACGTTACCTTAGTTCTAGGTATGATATCTCCAGAAGGTCCAAATAAAATATATTGTGTGCCACTAAATGCCTGTAAATTTTCTGGCACATCAACAATACTAGGACTCCTCAGCATTGTTCCTGATGCCAAATCAACGGTAGTTTCTTCAGCTGACCATGTAAAGATTCCTGAAGCCGTTTCTTTAGCTACAATATTAACCCCAGGTATAATATTCCCATCATTATCAAATTCATTTGTTATGGACATAGTTACAACTATGTATTCTTTATCAGTTATACCCCATTTTGTATTCGTAAGTTGAAAAATATCCCCACATCTTAGCGCTAAACCTGATAAATTCATAGGAATAGTTACAGTTTCTTCTAAACGGCTGTCTTCCATATCGATTTTAGCTAGTCTTTGTGCTGTAGCTGCAGAAGTTGTGAACAAATACTCTACATCTTTCCAATGTTCAACGCTGTTGTCGTTTGTAAGGAACGTGGAGTTTTTAACTGGGGGGAAATCTGTAGAGTTCCAACCATTTTCTTCAGAAATATACAATCCCCTTACCCTATTAATCCTGTCCTTAGCACTTGTTACTAAGCTAGATGTTAAAGTTCCTCTCAAATTATCTTCATTGAACGATAATGTGGGGGTCACATATTTTCCAGCTAATAAATTCCACTCTCCAGATGACCAGATCAATTTTCCTGCCATACTTGTTAACAATCCTGAAATTATATCGAAAGGTGTGACACTTGTGGGTATGGTTCCATTACAGGTGTACCTATTTTCAGAAGTGGCACTTGAAAAAAGCATCATATTGGCAAGAGAATGATTAGGGAGAGATGTATTAGACGTAATAATCAACCTATAATATGAAAACGTAGATCCGTTGGTGAACGAAAACACCTTTTCTTCCCCTGAATTCCAAGTTATTGAGGTTTGAGTATCTATAACTGTCTCTTCCCCTGCAAAAGCTCCTGTATTGGACGCTTCTAGTGTCCAATCTTTAGGGGCACCTCCACCATTGCCCGGCTCTGTAGCTGTCAACCTCAATCTCTCTATAGCAACGGCTGCGGTGTATTGGAATTGTACGTGTTCTGTCCCTGAAGTAAACGCTATCCATATACTGTTAGATTTATTGTCTGCTACAAACCACGCTTTGCTGCTTGCATTTAACTCTGTTGAAGCTGTTATATCATCTGGGAGTTCTGTTGTGTACGCCTTATTAATTGTTTCTGATTCGTCGCAAACGTCTGCAGCTGTATCCATAATAGATACAGGGACATCAGCTGTCGGGATAGCTAACCCGTACCAATCAGTATTAACCAGGAAATCTCTGACTATTAGTGCTGAATTATCTGAATACTCTGTTACAGATGTTCTAGTGTCGAAAAGCTTCTTTCCTTTTATTACGGCAGATATATTAGGTGGTTGTCCATTTTGAAATAATGTTGCACTTTTCTTCAACCTCACATAAATATATGCTATACCTCTAAGCCTATCAGACGACTCCCATATCCCCGGTAAATCTGACATCAAATCAGAATCAGCTGTCTGAGTACTTGATCCTAAATGCTTTATAATCTTAACATGATCTTCATAACGGCCTTTGGCATTTCCATCTGAATCGAGTGGGACGTATTCGTCTTCGAAGTAAACCTCTTCTATCTCCTCTATCTCATGGCTAGCTAACATTACTACCATATGCAGGAATGGTGTTGAAGAATGGAGTAATGCCAGAGGGCCAGAAACTCTCTGCCTACCATAAATTAATTGTCTGGGGGCATCAGTTTGCCTTACAGTGAAAGAGTTTCCTGCACCTGTTGACGAAATTGACTGCCTTTCTGATTTTTTCTTAGATCCGGATAATGCTGCACTTATTCCTGCACTTATTCCCCCCTTTATAATAAAGCTCGTTGCTGCCACTGCAAAATTACTTACAGCAACTTGAACTGCTAAACTTGCACCTAAAGAGACAGCTGCTCCAACGGCTGCCGAGGAAACGGCTGAGGCTACTGCAATTACCGCGGATGCCATTACCCTATCCTCCAAGCTTTACCTTTTATCGGTAAAATAATAAGGCCATCTTTACCTGGGGCAATAAGATTATCTCCTACACACACACTCAATAAAAATTCTGACTTATTCTTAGTTATCACAATATCTCCATAAGTAACTTGATTTATTTTGATCTCTTTTAACTTGTGCTTCTTAAATAAAATATTTGCTGCATCTTTCAAGTTCTTCCCACATTTTAAAATAACTTTTATAGCTTCTTGCTCATTGTCCCACTTAGGTATTCCACTTAAAAGATCTTCCCCTGTCATAGCTTCTATACAACTAATGCCAAATAACACACAATCAAATTTCCCGTATTCAAACGGAGTAACTAGGTTTTTCATCACATAAAACTTCAAATCTGCCACCCAATTGGGTTTTTTTCTAAGTTTTTTCAACTTTATGTCCTTTTTAGTCGATTTAAATTGACAAGTTGGGTATAATACAAAGTATAACCCGTTAGGGTTGGACTGCGTAGACCGTTAAGTGTGAACGAACGGCTTGCGATAGCTCATCGTAAGACGTGAGTTACCAAAACACTTCTTTATTTTGTAATGAAATCATGTATCTTAACCCTGTATCTCCTGTAAATAAATCTTGCTGGTCTTGATCTGTGTATCTCCTTTCCCTAGGTTTAAGTAAATCTACTAAATCGTTAACTCCCACAACAGATATTGTAGCTGTGTCTTGCTGTTCAGATAAATCTATTGTATCTAATTTTCCTTTAAATATGAGGAAGGGATCTACTATCAAAGCATTTGTACTGTCTAGTGCTCCATAATAAGCTAATATGTCAGTTCCGTGTTTAACGGCTCCTCTAACATCGGTTATCATTGAGGCTGCGACACCTGTTAGATAGAATGTTACTTCTCCTGCAACAATATCGTCTGTCTCTGTTACTGAAGCTATCCCTCCAAATTGTCCTATTCCTGACCATGTTTTACTATCAAATGCAAGATTGCCCCTACCTGTCCACAAATTTAGAACGCCACTTGGTAGTTCTACCTCAAATAAAAATATGGGGGATAATTGACTACCTTGTAAAGCTGTTAGCATTGCAGCTGTAATTGTTCTAGCCATTATTTGGGCCACCTTTTTTTAATATTTTAGCTATATCTTGTTTTAAAATTTTAATTATCACTTCAGGTTTTGCGTATCGTTGCTCGTTCTTTTTTATACACAACAATATTCCGTTAAGGGCTACCAATACCCCGTTATTAAATGTTTTATCAGTCATTATAATGCCTCTACTGCACTAAACCTCATATTTTTATAATTTCCCACACCGTCTGTTTGCCATGAAAAAGAATTTGAAACTAATCTCCATAATCCTACAGTACTAGATATTATAATAGTCGCATTATTTGCAGGACTAGCTCTCCCGAATCCTCCAAGAGAGGGCCATATTGTTATAGTCATATTTCCTGACCCATCGCTTGTAGCATCAGACAAAACTTTAAATAATGTTGTGCCTGATCCTGTACCTATTTGTATGTAATCACCTTCTAATAAAGTAGCTACGCTTACTGTCCAGCCATCTGTGTCGAGATCTTCACCTGTTTGTGAGGCACCTTTTACGAGGGGAGTACCTACAGGATTACCTCTTGCTGTTGCAACTGTAGGATCTCCCATAGTAAAGGTTCCAAAAGACCCTTTCATTCTGTGCATGAAAGCTACCATTTCTTCACCTTGCGCTCTTGTCATAGTTCCTAACTCAATATCAACTCTCAAACGTTGACCCCCATACCTGTAAGTTTGTTGTTGATAAGAATACGGAGATGTATTTACAGATGTAGCCTCGTCTTTTATATACGTCCATTTTGTTATTCTAGCTGTAGACGGAAATGTTTGGGGGTATGAAGGTGCCATGATTAAACCGCCAGTGCTCTGTTAAATTTTCCACCATTTCTATTTCTTTGTGCTGTTGCACTTGTGGATGCAGCCACTATACGAGGTATAACCCTTTCAATGGCAATAGCAACTGTTTCTGGTAATCCTGGAGAAATATTAAATATGTTTGTAATAGTATCTCCTCCACCGCCACCTAATTTTGCCAGAGGTGTTACTGTAGCAGGGCCTGATATAACTTCTGGCATCCCACCTTCCCCTGCAATACCGAAATGACCGGAAGCAATGTTTCCACCACCTGCAAAAAAACCATCAAAAAGACCAGAGAACAAACCGCCCACAAACCCCCCGCCACTAGCTGTTTTAGCCCCACCAAATATTTTAGCAAGGTCTTGTCCTATGTTTTGGAATATGGCATCAAAAATATTGTCAAATATATTATTTAAAACTTTATCAAGTATACTTTCAAAATTACCCTCTCTAATTGCTCTGCCCACCCCACTAAATCCATCTCTTAATCCCTTACCAACAGCTTCTCCTATGTTCTCTGATAGTGGTTTGAATTGTTCTTTGTTCGTTATACCTCCACTAGTTTTTCTTGCCGAATTAGTAAAATCTTTTTTTGCACCACCTTCAGGTACGATAGTTCCAAGTCCTGTATTCTCTAATGCTTTTGAAGTTTTTTCTATTGATTTTTCAACTTCTCCAAAAGTTTTAACTAATGCATCATTATTATTTATCCATGCTTTGTAGTTCGGATCCATTTTTGTTTGTAACCATTGAAAGAAATTTCCGGCCAAACCACCTGAAAATAGGCCCCCTATTGTAGTGCCAAGAATACTTTGAGATTTTGTTAAGTCTCCTACCGATTTTTTCCATTCTGAAAATTCTTTAATTAATGCTCTAGTTTCTTGAGCCATTTTAATCATTAAATCTAAACCATCTTTAATATCTTTGGCAAATAGTTTTCCTAATTCAGCTTGCATTAAAACAATATTATCAGTTAATGTGGACCACTTACCTTGTAAGGTTTCAGATTGTTTTGTCATTTGATCGAAGAAAATTCCACCTTCCCCAGACATTTCTTGAAAAGCTTCCACTATAATATCAAATGATATTTCACTTTGCTCTCCCATTTTAAAGATCGCATCTTTAGAAACATCTAATTTATCAGCTAATATTTGAATTATAGGTATACCTCTGTCTGATAACTGAAGAAGTTCTTCAGTCATAGCTTTACCTTTGTTTTTAACCTTAGAAAATATCGATGCCATATCGTTTAAAGGTATATTGGCCCCGGAAGCTATGTCTCCAAGTATTTTCAATTGATTGGTAATGTTTTTGACTGGAACACCTGCAGCTAGTAATTGTCTAGATGCTTTAGCTATACCCTCTAATTGAAATGGGGTTCTGGCAGAAAAATCTTCTAATCTTGCAACTAATGCGTCGGCTTTACTAACACTTCCTAAAATAGATTCAAATGCAACTCCTAAAGATTCTATATTGGCAGTAGCTTGTAAAACACTTTTAGCAAATGTGCCAAAAATTCTTAAACCTGCAATAACGGCCCCCAATTGTAAAAAAGCCTTACCTATTTTATTTATGCTTTTAGAGGAACGCTCAGCTGTTTTTTTAGTGTTTTTTTCAACACGTTTTAAAGCCCTTCGATATTTTTTATCGTTTGCGTTTATAATAATTTGAAGTTCACCTAACTCTTCGGAGAAAGCCATTAGCTATTTTTACCTTTTTTCTTTTTTAGTTTAATTATTTTTGGATTTCCAGAATTATCTGCAATTAAAGGTGTGCAGTAATCGCCCACAGACATACTCCTACGAGCATTATCTTCAGAATGATAAACCCCCTTTACGATTACCTCACTGTCCGAAATGCGTAATACAACATGAATATTATTTTCCATCGAATAATCCTTTTCCTAATTTCTTTTCAAGCTCTTCATACTCTTCAATGTGCTCTTGTTTTGTTTTCTTTTTAAATTTGCCTAATTCTTTAGATAAATCCATAGGGTATCTTTTAGGGTCAATATTATTATAATATCCTATCCACCACGCCTGCGCCCTTATTTTTTTAATTTTTCCCTTAATAGTTCTCTTTATAAGAGACGGGGCAGTACTCCAAAATTCATCAGATGATATATTTAAAAATCCCAAAGCATATTCTATATCTTCTTCAAAATCTATTGAAGCTATTACTTTTTTTCTTCAGGGTTTTCCTCCCCCTCCATTAAAGGTGCATTTTGTAGATCTTTGTACGCATTAAGTTCTTCTAAACCATACCTAGAAATTACATAAGTTTCTAATAATTTCTGTTGTAAACATTTAATGGGAATAAAATTATTTAAAAAATCAGAAATACAAATATCAGGATGATGTTTTTGCAATGCTAATTTTAAGAGCGGCTCTATGTTTTCAGGATCATCTACACAGTTTGCGAAGGATTGTATATCTAAAATTTTATGATCGTGTTTCAAACTTTTATGATTTTCATATGTAAAATATAATAAATACTCTTTCTCGGGTTCTTCAGGTAAATTTAAACCTATCTCACCCATATTTTCATTAGCCATAATTATTGTCCTTCCTTTACTTTATATTAAACGGCTGTCCAACTACCGTTTACAGTCATGTCGAACGAGTAGGTTGATATGGATTGGTCGTCTGAATCGTGACTAAAATTAGATATCCAAACATCTGCCTCCTCAACTTGCGTTCCTAGTACGGATGCACGTATTTTTATAGTTTGCCTGTTCCTTATTGCACTTTTCATGGCTACAAGTGCCACTTCAGATCTTACAAAGAATCCATTAACTGATGCTGTAGACGAATACCTAAAAGGTATGTACTCAGTAGCCTGATTAGCCGTTTGTTTGTGACTTGCATCCTCAATAGCCAAACTTTCGGTAATATTTACACCTTTTTGACTCCCTAAAGCTGTATATGATGGGGAAGCATCTGTACCTGTGTTCGCATAAAGGAGTATGTCTGCCCCATTTGTTGCGTTAGCCATTATTTACTCCTTAAACATTTATAATTCTGATAGCTACAACTTTTAAACTCGTTACTGCACTATACGTGATCTGGCATTTCCCATTGCCATCATTATATGCGCTAGAAAAAGAGCCTAATAAGTGGTATTGTTTTGTTGTGTTCCCTGCACTCATCGTTACGGCTTTGTTTGAGATTACAGCCGATCCTAAAGGCGAGCTAATTACTGCAGTTTTTTGAGCTGTAACAGTAATGGTGGGTGTTCCTGAGTCTTCATTACTAATTAGTAGTATCGTTCTACCGTCGTTAACAAACTCGTCTCCACCAGAAGTTGCTGCAGCAGCTAAAGCTGTAATATCGAGGCCGTCTAAATCACTAAGTGCGATCTCTGATACTGTTAATGTTGCCATGTTGTCTCCTAGTCTTTATCAATTATTAAGTTATATTGTAATCTTACGCCCGAAGCATGATCTTCAAATACTATAGGTGCTGCCCCCGGCCCCAATATTTCTGCCAATACCTGGGTAAACCCCGTTATAGTTAATTTTACCCTGTGCAAAAGCAATTTAATCCGTTCACCTATTGCCATTAGTGTTTTGGCATCATAAGTATTATCACCATACACTAAAACATCGTAAGATAGTTCTGTAATTT